CGGACTTGGCGTAGCCGAAGAAATCAATGAACAGGTCCGGAGAGATGTCATGGGCCTGGATGGTCCTGGCAGCATAGCCGGCTTCTGGGCCGGCCACGGTGACTGTCTTCTGATAGATCTTGCGCCCGTCAGTCCAAATCAATCCCGTGTCCTGCTCGGCAGTCGAGAAGTTGATCGGGAAGTCCCGGTGAAGAGAGCTGCCGGTGTCGCCCTCTTCCATCTCTTCCATCTCGACCCACTCGAAGCCATCTTCCTCTTCGTTGACGGCCAGGACCTTCCCGCCTTCTCCAGCGATGGCCGGCACATCGTCCAGGGTCTCGAAGTCGTTGTCCTCGAACTCCAGGGCGTCCTCCCCAGCGTTGACGACGACTCTCTTGCCCCCGTCGCTGTCGTAATCGGACGGGGTGTCAGTCAGCTCCAGGAACGTCTCGGCACCCGTGCCGGTCGATCCTCCACCCTCAGCCTGCTCGACCCACTCGAAGCCGTCCGACGTTTCGTTGACCGCCAGGACCTTCCCGGCTTCTCCGGCGATGGCGGGAATGTCGTCTAGGGTTTCGAAGTCATTGGCCTCGAACTCCAGGGCATTCGCTCCTGCATTGACGACGACTCTCTTGCCCTCGTCGTCGGTGTAATCGGACGGGGTGTCGGTCAGCTCCAGGAACGTCTCGGCCCCGGTCCCGGTGGCGCCCTCTGCCATCTCGACCCACTCGAAGCCGTCCGACGTTTCGTTGACCGCCAGGACCTTCCCGGCTTCTCCGGCGATGGCCGGCACATCGTCCAGGGTCTCGAAGTCGTTGGCCTCGAACTCCAGGGCGTCCTCTCCCGAATTGACGACGACTCTCTTGCCCCCGTCGCTGTCGTAATCGGACGGGGTGTCAGTCAGCTCCAGGAACGTCTCGGCGCCCGTGCCCGTAGATCCTCCCTCGGCCATCTCGACCCACTCGAACCCGTCTGCCGTGCTGTTGACCGCCAGGACCTTCCCGGCTTCTCCGGCGATGGCCGGGACGTCGTCCAAGGTTTCCAGGAGGTTGTCCTCGAACTCAAGGGCGTCCTCTCCCGAATTGACGACGACTCTCTTGCCCCCGTCGCTGTCGTAATCGGACGGGGCGTCAGTCAGCTCCAGGAACGTCTCGGCGCCCGTGCCAGTGCTTCCGCCACTGCTCACCAGGTCCCACGAGGACCCATCCGAGATGTAGAGGAGGTCGGTGTCCTGGGCGATCACCAGGCAGTTCTCGTAGGCAGCAGCCGAGGGAAAGGCTGCGGCGTTCGCATATCTGGCGATTGGCAGGGGGGTGTTGAAGACCAAGGCGAAGTTGTCGTTGATGGTCGTGTCCCACCCCTCCAGGCCATGATTTACTGTTCCGTGTTCCGGTCGGGCCATTAGTCCTCACAATCTCGTTACGGTAAGTGTGTCAGTTTCGCTTGCATACCCCCCGCGCAGCGAAGAGACGCGGAGCTTCAAAGAGGCAGGCTCCGACCCAAAGTCGGAAACCATTGTCGCGTTCGTGTAAGTGTAGGTCGGCTCATCCAAGATCTCCGACCTAATCAGTGTATCCGATCCGTCCAAGATCTCCAAAAGGAATTGTCCGTCCACGTCAGCCACGCCCCCGACGATGCCGTAGCCTTGCATGCCGGCCCCGGACCCAACGGTCAAGGCGCTGAGGTAGTCCCAAATGGCCACAAGATCGTTCCCGGTCTCAAAGGCCGGCACGCAGGGAATGGGGCTCGTCAGGCGAAGGTTCTCCGGAGACATGGGTCTGATGCCCTTGCCGTAGAGAACGTCCTCAGCGGGCTCTATTGAGTCCAGGGACACGGGCTCGGGCTGGCTCTTGACGTAGAGGGTGATCCCGACGCCCAGAAGGATGTCCTGCAGGGCCTTGAGGTTCGTGTTCGAGAAGATGAAGACGGTGTCCCCCACCGAGTGAAGCTCCCTGCGGGTGTCATAGCGGGCCCGGAGAACCCCGTCCAACCGATAGGTCGTGGAGTCGATGGCTGTAATCTTCTGGACGAACAGGATCTCATCCCCGATGACGGCCACTTGCCGGCCCTTCCTCCAGCTTGTCTCGTCTGCGGACAGGTCCAGCGTGGCGGAAGCGATGTCCGGCCCGAGGATAGTGAAGGTGGGGCCCTCCTCCTGGTAGAAGTTGTCGTCTGCAGCCATGGCGTCGATCAGCGTTCCGCCGGTGTGCAGGTTGTCGTCGTAGTCGATGAAGGTGTAGGAGCTGTCGTCCAGGGAGAAGTGCGTGGCTGCACGGGCGACCAGGGCGTTGTCCCGGATGCGAGGCACGCCAATGGCCTGCTCGCCCCTGGGCATCAGGTATTCCGGGATCTCCAGGATCCTGAAAGCCAGGTCCGGGGCCGGGGGCTCCGGGTCGGGCAGCAGCCGGCCGGGGAGGACCTTGTAGGTGCTCGTGGGGGCCCCGAAGACGTCGACGATGGTCTGGATCTTGACTGTCCCGCTGTCGCCCTGGAACTCCACTCCGGTCACGCGCAGCAGCTCGTCGAAGTCATCCACATCCAGCACGTCCCCTGGGAGAAGCTCGCGCCCTTTCCGATTCAGGTTCAGGGCCACGGCTACGGCGCCGGACAGCTCCTCTTGGCTTCGGCGTTCCGCCACCGTGGCTGCCGCATCGAATTGATTGATGACCGGCAGCGAGACTTCCCGGGCGTTCGCATATTCGAGGCGCCCAGAGTGCCCGTCGTCGTCAATCGAGATCGTGGTGTTCCGGTAGCTGAAGTCCCGGTCAGGGAAGGAGAAGACCAGGCGGTCGACCCCACGGGAGTCGTGGTCCGTCTCAATTTTGGGCAGGGGCTCGAGAATGATGTCTGCGGAGATCGAGATGATCTCGGACGGGGACGACTCATCTGGGTCACGGACCAGCTTGAACGTGAGGAGCCCTGTCCTTGTGTGGAAGAAGATCGCCAGACCAAGGTCTTGCATGCCGCTGCCGAGAAGCTCCTGCACGGTCAGGCCGTCCGGAGCGAACCAGGACGTGTTGAGCCGCTCGACGAGCGACATGTGAGTCCCGACCTCTTCCAGAGACGTGAGGTCCCACTTGGTGGAGTCCAGACCGAGCCCGAACGGCCACGGGGCGAAGAGCATCTCAGCGATTGCGTGAGCTGGATTCACGCCGCTGTCGGACTTCTTGTTATACTGCATGACCGTGCCGCTGCCATCGGCGGTCTTGACGTTCTCCTCCAGGTAGACCCTCGTCTTCCCGCTCACGTATTCTGCATAGTCGACGAGGTAGTCTCCGTCTGCAATTCCGTTGCCGGACAGGCGGATGACCTTCCACTTCTGGAAATACCAGACGAAGTCTCCGCTGATCTCCAGGTAGCCTCGCAGCTCCTCGTCCCACTCCTCGCTGTGGGCAACATACTCAAGGGTCAGCAGGTTGTAGGTCCCATCTCCGATCCCATTGCCTTGGACCTGGATATCCCCACGACTGAGGTCGATGGCCCAGTTCCCGCCGATGGACAGATAGCCGACCCCCTCGGCGCCATCCAGGTATCCCTTGATGGGGATTTCCATCTGAGCGTCGTGAGGATCTCCGTCATCATCATACCAGACGTAGGGCTCGATGATGTAGCCGAATCCGTCCGCCCCGGAGACACCGCCCTCCAGGTATAGGCGGGTGGCGTTGTATGTTACGGACTCTCCCTCGTCTCCTGGATCTTCAGGGACAAATTCTGCACTGTCCACATCGTAGTCTCCATTCGCCATTGAATTGCCATTCAGGTAAATGGAATCTCCGAGCGGGGTCTCCAGGTGGGAAGTCCAATCTCCGTCCGGTGCATATCCAGGGTGTGGGCCGATAGAGAAATAGCCCTCCCCCTCAACCCCATCATGGTTCCCAACCAAGGAAATGACCGCGTCGGTCATGGCGTCGATGTGGATGGTGATCGTCCCATTGAGGTCGGAACCAGAGACCCCGCCGGCTAGGAAGATCTTCGTGAAGCCATCAGCAGGCGTTCCCTCGGTGGGCTCGTTGTGGAATCCGGACACGTTGAAGATGCTGCCCGTGGGGATCCTGCTGGGGGTGATCCAGTTTGCAGACTCAGTCAGGACCTCCGTTGTAACCTTCCTGGAGACCGTGTATTCGAGCTGGGGCCATGCCGGGCTGGACCCAAGGCGCTTCTTGTTCCAGACGACGTAGCAGAGCCCAGGCCACCGGCTGGAGATTCCAACCCTGTCTGCATCCCCGAGGAAGGTGTTGATCGGCTGATCCAGCTCGCCCCAGAAGATGTAGAAAGATCCCTCGTTGCCTCCCAGCTCGATAAGGGATCCAGACGGATGGGACGTGCTGTTGATGGCCCCATCCCAGATGCACTTCCCTCCCTGGAAGATACCGGACAGCTCATCGACGGGGCCTACAGCAATCTGATGCCATCCGGCCTCGAAGTAGATGGAGACCTTCTCCTGGGAGCCCCCAGCGAATCCCTTCCCTCCGCCGGCCGTCTTCACCTTCTCCTTGCGGATCTCCCGGCTGCCGGCCCAGCCGAACACCGGGGCAACCCGGCGCTCTCCGACGAGCCACGGGACATAGGATCCACGAGTGGTGAGCGTGGTGGGCTTGTTATCGAAGGGAGACTTCGGGGCCTTCGGCTTGAGCAGGTAGGCTGCCAGCATGGACAGCCCGACGCTGAGTAGCATGAGCCCGACTTCGACGATGCAGATCATCGGCCTGCCCCCCAGGATTCTCTGCCGCCCTTGCGAAAGACCTTGAAGATCCTCTGGTAGCCCTCGGCAAATCCGAAGCCGGTCCTGGAGACGCCACTCGGGGCGGCGTGCCAGAGCGTGTTCGGCTCGAATCCAACGATCAGCCCGTGTCCCGGGCCTCCCCGAGTCGGGCCGATGACCACCACATCGCCTGGCTCGACCACGCCGCCAAGGACGATGTCGATGGGCTCATAGCCTCGTAGGATGTTGCGCATCGCAGCGATGGCCCCGGCCCTATCATGGAGGGACGTGTCGGCCGGGATGATCTTGAGCGGGGTGGCGGACATCCCGTGAAGCTCATCGAAGACCTTGCAGATGAACCGCACGCAATCCACTCCAACCCCTGCCACCTGCTGGCCCGGCATGTAGGGCGTTCCCTCCCACCTGAGGATGGCACGCTTCAGAGCCAAGGTGGCCGCTCCGGCTGCCGGCTGGGGCAGAGAGATGGGACGCCAGGACCACTTCGGGATGTAGTTCCTCATCACTCGCTCCCATCCTCGATGATCGGGTTGTAGGGCGGAATGGCGTAGCCAAGCCCCATGAACGTCTCCTCCGAGTCGTAGAGAGCCCTGCACGCCTCGATGGTCTTGGGGCATCCTGTGTAGGCATCGATGGATTCCCCCAGCCATTCCAGGGGTGCCGGCCGGACCAGATAGAAGTCCAGGGGGGAGGCCAGGCGCCATTCGCGGATGGCGATCCGCAACCCATCCAGCAGGACAAACCCCCGGTGGAAGTGCCTGTCAGACAATCCGGACGTGCTCATTGCGGAGACGGTCAGGAGGCGCCCGGACAGGTTGGCCACCTCCAGGCTCGTTCGGATAATGGGGGAGGCCCCGCACGGAGATTTCCCAAGCGTCCAGTTGCACAGGTGGTTCGCCTGGAGCCCCAGGGGGACTTCCAGCTCGCCCTTCGGAGAGATGGCCCGGATCTCCACGATGTTGCGTTTCCCCTCGGGGTGCCTCACCGTGGTGATGACTCTCCCGGAGAAGACAGTCAGCTCGTCGGACAGATCCGTTCCGTCGACGTCGGCGGATTCCAGGTTCTCCCAGACCTGAACGAAGCAGGGGGAGTGGGCCACGCCGCTGGACAGGCGGTCGACGAACGTGCCTCGGGGCATCCGAATTTCCAGCTCCTTGTTCTCCAAGGTGCCGACGTTCTCCGGTAGCTTGACCTCCATCGCGGGCAGGGACTGGAACGTGGGAGGGCCGTCGATGGAGGCCGTCCAGTTTGTGAAGGCCGCCTGGGCCGGATCTTCCGGATCCCCGTAGGAGAACAGGACTAGCTGCCAGGTCTTCTTCGTTGAAGTGTCCAGGACCCTACTCATTCGACCTCTCCCTCCTCCAGCAGCTCGATCACGGAGAACTGGGTCTCCATGGTCTCGTCCGTGTGCCAGGTCTCCTCCATTGCGTCGGAGTCGAACCGCACGAGCCGGGCTCGGGCGACGGACGAGATGTTCGCCAGCAGGAGACCGACTGGAAGCGCTGAGGTAAATGATACGGTCCAGTAGGTGGAGTTGTCCACTATTTCGTCGACTTCTCGAACCGTTACATCCCCATTGATGTCTCTGATCGCAACATATTCGAGGTCAGCCTCGAAGTCCTCGAACTCGCCTTCGGGCTCGATGTTGATCGACGAGGCGCCCAGGGCGAGGGGATCCCAGACGTTCTCTGGGTCCGGCATCCAGAACGGGAGCGTCCGCCCGAGCCTGCACTCGAAGAACCGGAGGAGCCCAAGCGCGTCCTCGCGCTCCATGAGGACCGACACGGTCTGGGAAACGCGGGCCCGGTCTCCGCGCAGGTGGGTGACCATGCCTCGCCCCAGGGCCTCGTGGGAGCCCTCACGAAGGAATGTAGTCGACAGGTCCTGCACCCAGTTGTGCTCGATGTGCAGGATAGGGATGTCCTGGAAGGTGGAGAACCCGCTCGGCACGCCCTCCCACCCGGGCAGGAGGCTGGGCCCCACGACCTCCTGGGCGACGATATTCACGCTCCCGGCCCTCCGGGTGTGGAAGTCGATCTGCGGGTCCAGGACGGCCATCACGTCGATGCAGGGCATGATGAGGGTCCTGCCGACCGAGTAGGTGTTCGACAGCTCTCCGTCCAGGACCAGGTGGGCGTCGGCCACGGAGTCGATGGTCTGGAACTCGAAGTGGTCGACCTCGCCGCTGGTGCCCAGCCCAAGCACGACGACCCGGCCCCCGGCGAAGAACCGGCGGAGGAGGGTCGAGCAGTAGAGGGTTGTGCCGGAGGCGTAGGCCACGGTGAGCGGAGCCTGGTCGGGGTAGAGAGGGGCGACCCAGGTGCCGCTGGAAATGTTCCGGAGGTTGATCAGGATCTTGTTGAGGGCCGACCTGGAGAGGCCGGTCCAGGAGAAGGAGACGATCCGGCCAGGGTAGCCGAGCAGGGCCCGCCTCTCCTCCGACACGGAGTCGGCTGCAGAGGTGATGACCGTCTGGAACGAAGTCTCCACCTGGACCGTGTTGAGCCAGTTGTGCAGCGGGATGGCCAGGTTCCAGTCCGGGGCAGCCAGCGGCGTTTCGACTGTCCCGTAGCTCATTTCAGGATTCCTTTCAAGGTGGACTTGTGGTCCTTCATGAACTTGAACATGGCTCCCTTTCCACCGGAGAGCAGGCTGTCCATCGCCTCGTCGTTGGCTACGATCACGGCCTGGGAGAATCCGGAGGGGCCGGACACGGGCACGGTGTCGGAGGACCGCACTTCTCCGCCCGTGGCGAAGCCGCCCTTGGGAGCTGCCGGCCGGGCCGAGGCTCCTGCAGTCTGGGTCAGGCCCCGGAGCGCCATGGGGTTGACCAGGCCGGCGTTGATGGCAGCCAGGGCATTCTCCCCATACTTCCGGACGGCGCCCACCTTCATCATGAATTCCCCCGGGGTCGCCCAGATGGGGACCGTGTCGGAGGCCGGCAGGCCCTTGGGGCGTCCGCCCATGGCCAAGCCCTGTGGCGCGGAGAAGTGCGCGGCCCCCAGCCGACCTCGGCGGATTCTGCCACCCGAAGCCGCTCCCGGAGCCGTGGCGGTCGGGGCGCCGGGGACAGACTGGAACCCACCGAAGAGCCCGAGGGCTGCCTTCATGATTGCCCACTTGATCATTTCCTTGATGATCATGGAGGACAGCTCCTGGAGGAACCGAGCGAACCTCTCCTTGAGGGAGGTCTTCTCCGTGGGGTCGAATGCCTTGACGATGGAGTCACTGATGAAGCTGGACAGGCTCGTCACGAATCCGGTCGTGAGAGACTGCACGCTCTCCAGGATGCTCTGGTAGTTTCCGACGAATCCCTCGAAGCCCTTCTGCAGGGCCATGTAAAACGACTCGGGGCCGGTGTAGGCTGCCCTCTGCTTCTGGGCAGTGATGTCCATAGACTTGCCAAGCTCGTCCTGCGCCTGCTGGACTTCTGCCAGGGCGGCCTTGGCTCGTTCAGCCAGGCTCTCATACCCAGCTCCAGCTCCACTGGCCTTGTTGCCGAGATCAGACAGCTTCGAGGAGACCTCACCAAGGACGTCGCCCAGGCTGGTGATCAAGGCCTTCGAGCGATCCTCGATAGCTTGCTTGCCACCCTTATCCAGGGCGTCCCCTGCGCTGGCCCAGATCTCTTCCCAGGTCTTCTCTCCTTTGGCCTTTGTGTCCTCCCAGGCCTTCTGGACGACCCCGGTCAGCTCATTTGCCTTCTTGGACGCGCCGCTCTTTGCCTCTTCGAACCTCTTGTCAATGGCTGCGGAGAGTTCAGGGAACAGATCTGTTTTCCACTCTCCAGAGGCCTTTCCAATCTTGTTGAACTCCTCACGGAAGTTGATGGCCCCTTTCTTAGCCGTGTCGAGAGAGTTGGACAGATTCAAGATCGCTGTGTCCAGCCTGGCGACCGGATCCCAATTACCGGTGACGATAGACTGCAGGATCTCAATCTCCCTGTATCCCTTCAAAAGACCAAGAAGGATGCTCTTGAAGGTTCTTTCGATCCAACCGAGCGCTACGTTGAAGAGAAGGCCGATGGTCTGAGCCGTGGCTCTACCAACATCCTTGATTGCTTTGAAGGCGGCTACCGCATTGTTGGCCAGAAATAGGGCTGCTTTCGCAATAGAAAGGAATCCAAGCTCCATGAAGCTGATCAAGAATTTGGCAGCACTGTAGGCCACCGTCAGGCCATTCACCACGACCGTTGCCACCTGCTTGGCACCTGCTTCAAGGATACCGAAAAGTGCAGCGATCTGGGTAGTGTAGCTGAACGCTGTCCCGTTAAGCTCTTGGGTCACGTCATTGAAGATCTTGGCAATGACTCCGATGACTGTGGCCATGGCAATCATAGGGGCACGAGTGAGGAGCACATTCACAAGCAGTGCCCTACTGAGGGATACCAATGCTCCAAAGACATTGAAAAGGGAGGTGGTCAGTCCCTTGCTGATTGATAGCAGCACTGTGATCCCGAGCCACAGAGTGTAGAACTGCGCACCCAGCCGGGTCATTAGAGAAAGCCTCTCCGAAGAGACCCACATGGACTCAGCAAACCCTCTGGCCATAGAGGACAGTTTGCCGAACAAGACAAAGGCTCGTCCGATGCCGACAACCGCATCCACAACAAACCTTCCAATAGATCGAACGGCCCCTGCAATGCCCTCCATCGAAGAGAAGGCGGACTCGAAGTCCAGGGACTTGAAAGCCGTCACCAGATAGGATACGACGTCACCGATGGCGGTGAACAGCAGCTTCATGGTGGCCAGGACCTTGTCGTTGACCCGGACGCCCTTCTCGTCGATCACAACGAGGAAGTCAATCATTTCCCTGAAGGTGTCCTTGATCTGCCCGAAGAACTGCTCGCCTGCCTTGCCGAGGGCGAAGCTCATGGCCGCGTTCATACGCCCGAGCAACCCGGAGAACGTGTCGGCCAGTTTCCCCTCGGCCTGCTGGAAGGCGTCGAACCTCTTGAACAGCTCGGTCGACAGGGTGCCGGCTTCTTTCCAGCGCTTGATGTCGTCGTTGTTGATGTTCAAGACGGTGGCGATGCGGGTCGACTGCTTCCGGATTGTGCCCTGAAGGAGGGACCTGATCTCCTCGGGGAGCTGCCGCTGCTCCATGCCCAGGGTAGTGGCTGCCTGGGAAATGCGGCGGGACAGTAGGCGAATGTCGTCTAGGTTCATGCCGGCCTGAAGGCCCGGGGCCACGGCTACCTGGTAGGCATTGGCAAGCTCCTCGAAGGACGCGGACGTGAGCAACGTCTCTTTCCGCAAGAGAGCCATCTGCCTCTTGGACTCCACCGTGGCAGCAGCGAATGCCTGCGCCGGGCTCAACATGTTCCCCTGCTCGTCCACAACCTTGGCAGAGGATGCGATGAGGGCCGCGATGGAAAGCTGGGAGGTCTCCAGGGACCTGTTGAAGTTGAGGCTCGTTCGGACCAGTGCCTTGAAGCCGGCGGACACGGCACCTGCCCCTGCGAAGAAGAGCAGGGCCGTTCCCATGCGGCGGATCGTCGACGTGGCCCTGGAGGAACTGGCATTAAGAGAGTTGATCCCTCCAGAGACTCCCACGAACCCGGTCTGCATCCTCTTCTGCGACAGGTTCAGTCTCTGCATGGAGGCCTGCAGCCGGCTCAACCCAGTCAGATTTGCTCCGGTCGTTACGTTGACCCGAATCTGTCGCGTCATGGATCCTCCTATATTCCTCTACCGAATTTACGGGCAAGGGCTCCCGTATCTTCAGGTCCGTCAAATCCGGCCCGCTTCTCCAGATCCTTCATGAAGTCCTTGTAGGCCTTGCCGTCTCCGTTGACTGCCATCCTCTGCACGATCAGGCTCATGTAATCTTTGCGGGCCATCTCCCTGTCAACGCTGCCCATGAGGGCGTCAAACGAAATCAAGTCCAATCCAATCACCCAATCAATGGGCAAGCCGCAGATCACGGCCCTTACGACTGCGTCTTGGAGTCCTCTCCAATAGTCTCCTGCTCCCCCGATACGGCGGCCAGTCCCCTTTTCAGGAGTCCCTCCGCCTTGCCCGCTAAAGGGCCGAACACAGACTTGTTCCCCTTGGCCAGGCCGACCAGCATGTCGCTCATGGCGGGCAGGGGCATCTCGTCCACGAATCTCTTGATCTCGTCCTTGGAGAGCTGCTGCCCGGAGAAGACGTCCCGGAGGGAGTCCACGAGAAGCATCCCGATGACGAGAGAATTGTCAGGGTCGAGCAACGAGCGGATGGCGTCTCCTACAGCCTTCTCGCGCTCCTTGGTCCGCAGCTCCGCCAGCTCCTTGTCGATGGCGTCGATGTGAATGTCTTGGGTCTCCAGACCCTGCTTCTTCTGGGTCTTCTGGCTCTCGGCCCTGTCGCCGTCCCGCTTGGTCAGTAGGGTAGAGAGGGCTTGCATGAGACTCTGTGCCGTCGACCTGATAGACCACGCGGTCTTGACGGAGATGGGATAGAAGGTGAAGACCTTGCCCTGCACGGGGTGATCGACGCCTTCGGGTGCGATGAATGAGAACGAATCTTTCCAGGACATGCTCATACCTCAGTTGGGAAACGGCCGGCCCGGAGAGGTCCCCGGGCCGGCTCAGGGTTTACGCCTGCGGATGGGTCACGATGGTCAGGATGGGGCTGTTCGGATCGGCCACCACGTTGCGCTCTGCGGTGCCGGTCAGCGGGAGGGTCGCCCACTCGTCGGTGATCAAGGGCAGATCGCCCTCGGCCGCCAGACGGACCTGGTGGAAGTTGTATTCGACGAACTTGTTGGCGTCGGCCGGGTTGACGGCCACGAACTTCAGGGCGCCCACCACGGACGAGCCGGTGAGAACGCGAACCTGCTGGACGTTCGCCACTGCGGTGACGTTCGCGGCCACGTCGACGTCGTAGGATCCAGCGGTCATGTCACCGCCCTCGATGACGAAGATCCGACCGAGGTCCAGGTCGACGTCATAGTCGGTGCCCTCGACCAGAGCAGAACCTCCAGCGGTGGGGGTGATGGTCACTTCACCGATGTCGTAGATGCGGCTCGCCTGGATGTCGGAGGTCGGCATCCCGGCGGCGTCGGCGTAGAGGTCATACCACCGGCCCTGGGTCACGACGGCGACGTTGGCTGCGCCCGAGATCGAGTCCCCACCGTCGTTGGTCCTGCTGGAGGCAGCACCGCTGAAGAACAGGGCCATGTTCTCGAAGTTCAGCTCATCGAGCACGAGCCGAATAGAAACCTTCTGGCTGACGACCACTTCGAGGTCGACCAGCTTCAGGCCCTCGCGGGAAGACTTGTGCTCCAGCTTCTCCGTCTCGACCGACACGACCAGCTCGGGAGCGTTCCCGAGGTCGCGCCATTCGACGGGGAGGCTGTCCGTCAGTTCCGAAAAGTAGACCTTGCCGCGCCCCAGGTTGTAATCGGAGGTCCTGGGTTCCCCCGTAGAGTTCAGGCCTGGCATAGTAGCTCCTTTTAGATGGGCGAAATTACCGCCTCGAACGAGTAGAGGATGTTGGTGCCTTTCACGGCCCCCTGACGAGTGGGGTGCTCATAATCGGCATCGGACAGAACAAGGGAAACCTGACGGAGTTCCGCACTCCTGGGGATCAGGATAGGGGTTTCACACAGGGACGCCTCGAAGTCTTCAGAGATGACCTCGTGGGGGAATTCCAGAAACAACTGCCACATCCAGTCGGACTTCTCTTGCATGTAGGATCTCCGGTTCCGAACCGGAAGGCCGAACTTCGCGGTCTGCTCCCACACCAACACGGTCGCAGCAGGGATGCCGTTCTCCACGATGGTCATGGACCTGCCGCTGTAAATCACAGGACGAAACCTGCCGGCGAGGCCCACTTCCATCATCGCGTCGTAGATCGTTTTCTTGTAGGATGCCATAGCTTACCCCAGCGACGTGAAGTTCCCGGAGTGACGGTCTTCGAGCGGGATCTGTCCGCACAAGACCCTGATGTTTCCAGTGGTATCTTTGATCAGCTTGTGGCGAAGCACGTCGATGTCTGCGGGCCCCACCTTCCGGAAGGCTCCCTCCTCCTGGAAAACCTCTCTCGCACCTGCCGCGCCGTCCATGAAAAGCATGGGCAGCAGGTAGGTCAATTCGAGTTTCACCAGGTCGATCTCCGTCAGCTCCGCCAGCTCCCTGAGGTATTCCGACAGCTCATCCGGAGCGACCGGGCTGTCCTGGGTGTAGGCCTGCAGGATGTTGATCCTGGACTGCCCCAGCTTCTGCCTGAGCGTGATTCGCACCTTGCGGATGGCCTGCTCGATGGTCGTGTCCAGATCGGTGTTCAGATCCGAGGAATTGGACAGGCGAAGGTTCTCCTTCAGCACAGTGATGCTGGTGACAAATAGTGGATCCATTACTCCGCCTTCCTCCCAAGAAAGTCATTCGACAAGATCGAGATCGCCTTCTCCTTAGAATCCGGGAGAGGGCATTTCGGATCCCTCTCCCGGACCAAGACAAGAAGCTGGTCGAAAGAAAGTGGCTCAAGCAGCAGAGGATCGATGTTCCATTTGGTCACCCGTGTCTTCCTCTGCTGCTTGACCATCTCTTACGCCACTTCGTAGCTCACGGACGCGCCCGGCCGGCGGGGGACGCAGAGCGGGCGGCTGGCGGCGAGGGCCCACAGCACGCTCGGATCTTCCTGCTCCCACGACTTGGCGAACCGCTTCCCCTGGAAGAGGCGGCCCTTGAGGGCCTTGTGGTCCGCGATGGCGGCGTAGTAGGTCTTCCACTCCGCTGCGGGAACGGCGGCCACGATCTCGGCGTAGTCGGCCCGGACCAGGGAGGTGTCGGTTCCGGCGATCTCGATCTGGGAAGCATATTCCCAGACCTGGAGTCCACAGAAGTCGCCCAGGTAAAGGCCGCCCTGGGTGTCGAACTGGGTGTCGTAGAGCACGTTGCCGGCCCGGATGCGCCGGTTGTCGAGAAGGGTCTCGACGCGGGCGTTGCCGAGGAACGCTGCAGCAGCGTCCTGGCCCAGGATCATGTGGGTCGGGGCGAGCCCGGTGGCGGCAGCGATGAGCCTCTTCGCGGCCAGAATGTCCACCTCGGGGGTGGAGACCGCGGACCACAAGGTGCCCAAGGTCGCGGTGTGGGCGGCCGGCTTCGGGAAGGTGATGGTGAACACTTCCTCGTCCTCGACCTCGTATTCGATGGTCCCGCGAAGGGCCATGGCAGCGAGCCACTCCTCGGCGTTGACGATCTGGCTCTCCATGTAGGCCATGTCGCGGGCGACGTGGGCCTCCAGAGCGCTCATCTGCTCCCCTGCGGTGGGGAAGACGACGGTCGAGGGCTTCCGGTCGAACAGAAGCTCGCTGGGAGTGAAGGGCCGCTTGATGCGGATGTTGGGCGCCTCGACGGTGGCCTTGGTGCTCCCCAGCCCACCGACGATGAGGGCCTCGCCGTTCTTACGAACGAAGGGCGCCATCACCTTCCCGCCGACCAGGTAGTCGATCTCCAACACCTCGGTGTTGAAGGTCTGTTCCCGACCGAAGAGCAGGTTCTTCAGGAAGAACTGGGGGCCCTTGATCTCGTTGATCATGGCCGTGAGGGAGAACCACTGGAGGATATCCATGGATCCCCGGGCGAACGCCTTGTTGGAACGCTTCATGTTACCTCACCTCCGTCAGGCCGCGCACGACGAGGCCGCGAGCCAGGCACTGGGTCCGAAGAGCCTCACGCAGATCGGCCGCCGACTCGCCGTCCGGCCGAACCACGTCCCGAAGGTGGATGTCCCCCTGGACCATGACCTGTCCGATGACGTCCGCCGTGGCCGCGAGCTGGATGGGATCCGGGTAGACGAACCCCTTGATCTCGTCCGTGTCGCCGGTCCCTGCAGCCGACCAGACTTCCCAGTTGAAAGTCGCCTCGTTGAAGGCCACCGGAGTCCCCACTGCAAGCTCGTCCTCGGCCGCATCCGGACCGAAGGTGCAGGGCAGGACCCGCTTGGGTCCGATGCTGGGGAACGCGCTCTTGTCGGCGCTGTCGAACAGTTCCCTTTCCTCGTAGGTCGCCATATTACTTCCCTCCCTTGTTGTAGGCCTGGGCGACCTTACGGGCGCGGGCCACTGCCTCGTCGACTTCCTTGTTCAGGGACTCTTCGTTGGTCCCCTGGTTCGACTTGCCGGCGGCCTTCTTCAGGTCCTCCAGCTCCTTCTCGGCCTTCTCGGCGCGGGCGATGATAGCCGCGTCGGCGGCCTTCTTCGCGTCGGCTTCCTCGGCCTCTTTGCGAGTGGCGAACTCCTTGTCGAGCTTCGCCAGTGACTCGGCCTGCGCCTTCTGAGTGGCGGCCTGGGCCTTCTGCCCCTCGACCAGCTCCTTCAGGGTCTGAGCAAAGGCCGCCTGGCCCTTGGTGACGCCCTCCAGAAGCTCCTTCAGCTCCTTCGGATCCATGTCCATCTCCTTTTTGGAAAAGAGGGCCTTCACGCTGGCCCAGAAACTCACTCGCTCCTGCTCTTCCTTGGAGGCCGGCTCGAACTCAGCCAGTCCGCCAAGAGACACACCGTTCCACTTCCCTTCGCGGTAGAGCTTCCGAAGCTCCTCGTCCATGACCTTGATCACGACGGCCCAGCCCCCAACAGGGTCGATGGCATGCCCGTCATAGGTCTTGAGACCGCTGAACCTCTGATCTGCCCCGTTGACCACGAAGCTCTCTGCCACGAAGGCCCGGCTTTTCTCGATGGGCTTCCCGTCATGTCTCATGTCGAGAGACGCCCCTTCCTGCATGAAGGAGTAGCACATCTCCTTCACCACGGCTGGGGAAGCCGAGTCGCCATCAAGGTCCTCGATCCCAGGAATGTAGACCAAGGCCGCGATTTCTCCAGCCTCGTCCATGCCCTTAGAGGCCAGGGCCAGCTCGACTTGTCCGTCGCTCTTGTAGGCCACGGAGAGGTTGTTGGCGCCCTTCGGCACCAGACTTACGAACCTCACCTTGATCCTTTTGATCTTTCGAGCCATTTTCTTCTAGCCTCTCCTGGGCGTGCCGCGTATCATACTTGATGGCGCGGGCGTGTGACCGCTTCTCATGATACGCACGACTGGAGAGAAAGATCAACACTTTTTTGAGGATTTGATAGGGGTCGCAAATCATGGAACAAGAAAAACTAGTTATCAGAATCGAACACAAGTCCAACCCCATCTTCGGGCACTGGAGCGAGAAGCACAATTTCCTGGAGATCGTCCTGAAGGCTGCTGTCCAGCCGGAGTTCTCCAACCTGGACGCCAACCCGGGCCTGAAGGTCCACCCCCTGAACTTCATTGAGATCCTCCGGCTCCGGAACGCGAATCCCTACCACTCCACCTGCCTGCAGACCAAGAAGCAGGCTGCAGTTGGGCTCGGGTTCATGACCGAGGCATCCAAGAAGAAGCGCGAGGAGAAGAAGAAGCTCCAGGAGCAGGGTGTGCAGTTCAACCCTGGCGGGGTCCAGCCTCCTCAGAAGCCCAAGGGAGTCAACAAGGAATCGAGCGACGAGGACAGCTCGAAGGTCTCGAAGATCCTCGATGCGCTCTGCACTGTCTCTTTCCAGGACGTCATCGACGATGTGATCGATGAGTTCTACCAGGTTGGCAACGGGTTCATCGAGGTTGTTCGGGACGGTCCTGGTGGGAGCATCCTCGGCCTCCATCACATCCCGGCCCACCAGATCTTCATCCACGTCCTGGAGGACTACACGACCTTCTACGAGGTCGTCAACGGCTCCGAACCTGGTGGGTTCGCCTCTGGGTCCTTCTCGCGCATCTTCGCCCCCTTCGGGAAGTCCAAGGAAATCGAGGCCATCGAAGAGGCCAGGAACATCAAGCTCCACCGGGGGCCCATCGGCCAGGTCTCCGAGGTGATCCACTTCCGCAAGCCCTCCTCCCTCAGCCGGTGGTATGGGTTCCCGGACTGGCTCTCCGTCGTGCCGGGCGTGGAGGTCTCCCAGAAGCTCCGGCAGTTCCAGCACGACTTCTTCGACAATCGTGCCGTCCCGGAATTCGCCTTGTTCATCACCGGGGCCCAGCTCGACCCGGAGGTCTACAAGAAGCTGGAGGACACCTTCAAGTCCGGGATCGGTTTGGGGAACTCCCACAAGTCCGCCATTATCAATCTCGACGCTCCGAATATCAACATCCAGATGGAGCGGCTCTCCAGCGACACGAGCAGCGACAACGCCCAGGCCGGCCTCACGACCTCCTTGGCCCTGGAGATTGTGACGGGACACCGCGTGCCGCCGCTCTTGGCAGGAATTCAGGTCCCCGGGAAGCTCGGCGCCGCGAACGAGATGGTGTCCACGATGAAGGCCTTCCAGTCACTCGTCATCGGCCCGGACCAGCACAACATCCGGACGACTCTCTCCAGGACCCTCGGCAACGCCGCCCTCAACGGCGGGCTCGGGCTCACCGAGGATGACATGGAGCTTCGCAAGATCACCGACGAGATGGAGGTCGAGCAGCTCGACACCGTCTCCAGGATGAGGCAGGACGTCAATGCTCCCCAGAACAAGGACAGAGACCCGAACGAGGGACTGAAGGACTGATGGCCAAGGATCCCTACAAGCCGAACAGGGCCCTGGAGGACGAGGCGACTCGCATCCTCAAGCAGGCCCGCATCAATGCCAAGTCTGAGCAGCGGGCCGCCAGGCGGGCGGAGAAGACCATCGGCAGGGAGGAAATGCGGAACGCCAAAAGGGAGGCGGACCGCATCCTGAAGGAGGCGAAGGACGCTGTCAGGCAGCGTGGAAGCTCCATTCGAAGGAACGAGTCCACGATCAAGGTCACGCTGACCTACATCATCGCCAACACCCTCCGGGCCCTCGCCATCAAGGAGTGCGGCTCACGAACTCTTCAGCAGGTCCTTCGGCACACCCGGCTGCCGGGGCAGGCGCGGGGAGGTCTGTTCCAGCGGAAGACCTCGATCAAGATCGGGATCAACCACTACTGGGCCTCCTTCTATCACGATGGCTTCAGGGGAGGGACCTTCAACGGACATGTCTCCCGGAGCGGGAAGAAGCCTCACCAGCGCTGGGCCAGCTCGCCCAGGGGATTCTGGCTGGCCTTCGTCCAGGGAGGGAAGTGCAACGGCATGGACCCCCGCCGCCCCAGCCGGGCCATCGACGAGATCAAGCAGACACACTACAAGAGGAGCTTCCTGCGCAACCAGACTCCGAGCTTCCTGCGGTCGGTGATCCGCCTGCGCGGGCAATACATGGTCTTCTTCAGGAAGCGGAAGAGTTGGCCTGGGGATCCATTCTTCACCCGGGCGGAACAGCAGCTCAACGATTTCCTGGCCAACCAGATTTCCAAGTCAGCAGTGCCGGCCCTGCTAGCCTCCGCCATCGACGGTCTTGTGGGCAGGGCATTCGGCCGCCAGGTCCGGGCTTCTGATCGCTTGGTTCGACTCTCCAGGTTCCGGGATCCTTACCGCCTGCTCAACATCGAGATCGACTACGTCCGCACCAGGGAGATCTCGAACATCGAGGGCGACGTGGGATCCCTGGCCGGCGGAGATGCCGGCCTGGATTTCGACTCCATGAGCGAGCGCCTGGGCCCCCATTAAATGGGCTGGCGCTCTGCTCCCCACATGGCGAGCCCGAGGGCGTCCACGACATGCTTCCACTCGTCCGGGCGGAGCTTGTTCAGGCGTGACGGAGGATTGGTCGGGTAGGAGTAGCCCTGGGTCTTCTTGTAGAGCCATCCCAGCCTGCTCAGGACACGCGCCTGGTGGATAGGCTTCGGGACCTCACCCTTCCATTTGCGTGGCCTGGGCATGGTCACAGACGTCGCACAGATCGCATGGAGGATGGCCGAGGCTCCGCCTGCGACCTGGGAGAGCAGGAGGATGGAGTCGGGTGAGACCTTGCTCTTCCCGTAGTAGATCTGCTGGCCCTCCACGACGCCGTGGAAGCTCACCCCTTCGAGCCACAGTGGGAGGTCGACCGAGAGCTGCTTGAGCATGGCCTGGACGGCGGCCTCGCCCTTGAGACTCTTCGGCACCCTGCAGACGTTCACGGACTCGACCACCCCATCCAGAATGATGGCGACTCCCGTGTTGTGGAGGTCCGGATCTATGCCGACGACGTAGCTCATAAGACCATCCCTTTCCTGATTTCCTGGTAGATCGCCCCGTATTCCTCTCCACACCATTCTACCAGGATCTTCCCTCCTCGGTCATGGGCAAACCCTTTCGGGCGATGGCCGACCCCGATACCGGACCTACCCGGCAGGCCCTTCATTCCGATCACGGAGTCCCTCTCCGGCTCGAAGATGTCCAGGCGCCCGCCCGAGGACTGCCCAAGCTGCCAGAGCTTGGCGTCGATGCCCTTGTGGCCCAGGATCCCCTGCTGGCAGGCCTCGCGCAGGAGAGGAAACATGGACGACCTCATCCCCGTGGAGCAGAAGGCAGAGCCCCTGTTCCGGAACGTCCTGTAGGAAAGGCTGGGCAGGTGATAGTATTTCTGCCAGACCGTGCCCACCAGGTCGGAGTCCAGGAGCCTGCCGAACATCTCCGACAGATACCATTCCCGGTAGCAGTCGTCATCCTCCATGATGAGGAGCTTCTGTGAGGAGATGGCCTCCATGCCGGCCAGGACGTTCCTGGCTAGGCTCCTTGGCCCCTGGTCCTCCTTGATGAACTTCCTGCGGAGGTAGAAGACGGAGATGCCGAAGTTGGCCATCGTGCTCTCCCCGACCTCCGAGATGGCCCGAGCGCAGGCATTGGACTGCCCGTCGTCGACCAGGACCCACTCGACAAGGAGTCCTCGCAGGTTCACCTGGCGCATCAGAAATTGGCACAGGAGCTTGATGCTTTCGTAGCGGTCCCCCGTGGGCGTGATGATGCTGATATTGTTCATAGCCCCGCCAGGTTCCTTTCGTAGGTCTCCTTCGACATCTTCTTGTGGTAGGAGCGGCTGGGGGCGCCGCAGAACACATCCCACAGCGAGCCGAGGTCCAGGAGGCTGGCTTCCGGCATGAGCGGGGCCAGCTCGTGGATGATGGGCTTGGCGGCCATGGATGCGGAGATGGAGAAGGTCCGGTGGCCCCTCTTGTAACACTGATAGATCGACCCCTTGATGGTGGCTTTTGAATCGTAGCAGTTCAGGGATGGGATCTCGATGTGGCTGATGTTCCTCTTGATCCTCTGGTCCAGCTTCTTGAAGATCGGGGGCCCGACGAGAACTGGGGTCCTGGCCAGGAATGCCCGGAGGAACGGGGCCAGCTCTCCGGCGATGCTGGCGCGGTGGAGGAAGTCCCCATGGAACCAGACCGCGCCTGGGGACATCTCGTCCACCATTCTGATCGCCTCCTCGGTCGGGATCCCCATGAGGCTTGCCAGGAACTTGGGATCCTGCATCCCATAGCGGACTGCCTTCTCCTTGACGAGAGGAGCCTCCCGGAGAACGTGGAGCAGATCGAGAGCCAGTGGCAAGGTGTAGTCGTGCCGGTCGCAGTTGGTGGCCCTGGCCTTTCTGCCGTAGATCTCCTGGAGCATGCACATGAACTCCCCATCACCATAGCGCAAGAAGGAGATGGGCTTCTTGACGGTGAGGTCGAGGATGACATTGGAAACGGTCAAATCATAGTTTCTCATGAGAGGAATCTCCTACCAAATTTACGGGTCAGGTTTCTGGGACGAAGGATTGCCTGCTTGCCTCCGTGGGTGAAATACTGGAAGAAATCGTTGTTCCGGAAATGCCCAGCGAAGTGGCGCGTCCGGATTCCTGCTGCCCATGCAGCGTAGTCTACACTCATCTGGTCCCGGACGCAAACGAGGATCTCCTTCCACCAGATGTCGTGGAACACGCGCATGGATGGAGTGTGCCTCCGGTATAGGAAGCCGGTGCTGGTGACGTAGTTAGGAAGCTCGAATCCCTGGGCCTGGAACCTCTGGATCTGCGCCCCCAGGTCCTCCCGGGGGATCTTCAGGGAGGCATTGATCTGGTCGGCCTCCTGGAGCAGATCATCGTTCTTGGGGTGGACCAGGCCCACCAGCTCGAAGCCCCTGGCCTTGAGAATGATCTCATCCGGGTTGGCGAGCAGGTGCATGTTGGCGTCAATCCAGACCGATTCCGTCTCCTTCGGGAATAGCTCCTCGGGGTGTGTCTTCAGCCACCTGGCCTGGAGTCTGCCATCCTCTGGGATGTTGTGGACCTTTCGAATCTCCCACACATCACTCTTGATCGGCAGGTCGGTGAAGCAGATGAACGAGTGATGCCCCGGATTGGAGGGGGCGTAGAGCTTCTCTTCCTTGCCGATGATTGCGGTGTAGACGATCACTTGCTGCTCCTATCACTGAAGAAGGTAGCTCCAGGGAACTTGTAGTAGAGCCCAGGCAACCACCTGGCCCTGACACCGGCCTTCCAGATAGAGTAGTCGAAGCTCATCTGATCCCTGCCGTGGCGATATTTGTTGAACTCCTCGAACCAGATCCTGTTCATCTCTCGGATCTTGGGGCAGTTCCTGCGGATCAGGAACCCTCCACAGGACTGCTCCTTCTGGTCGAACCCCTGGGCCAGATAATCCGCCACCTGGTGATCGAGTAAGGGCCAGTCAGCCTCGCGGACCTTCCCGCATTCCTTCAGGGCCTGGGCCTCCTGGATGATGCTGGAGTGGCAAGGATGCTTGAAGCGGGCCAGGTCCATTGCCTTGGGCTGGAGGTATTTCCGGATCATGTCCTCCGGCATCATGCGGAGTTTGAAGCTGGCATCCATCCAGATCCAGTATTCCGCAGCCTTCTCCGGCCCACCCTCGTGGCACATGATCTTGACCATGCGAGTCAGGTGGACAGGATCCGTGCCCTTGATCTCACGCCTCTCCCAAGGTCCGGAGATTGGAGGATGCCCGGGGGAGACGTAGGCTATGAACCTGGCCTTGGTCTTACGGGAGACGGACAGCTTCGGGATCCGAATCGTGTCGGAATGGTGACCTAGGCTGGCCGTCACCACGTAGATCTTCACCCTCGCACCAGAGTCAGGAGGCCATGGCCGTAGGGGGCGTGCCGCTCGATGCGCCAGTGGGGATTGGCCGCCATGAACTCGTCGATGGCGAGGCGGATGCCGTGGGATGCCGGATCGAAGCAGGAGCGGTCATCCGGCTGGGGAAGGTAGGTCCCTGTCTCCAGGTTCGCCCCCATCGTGGCGAAGGTGATCGTGTCATGGAAGACGAGCCATTTCTTCGATTCGTTGCCCCACATGGACAGCTCGTTGCGCAGGTGCTTGTAGGTGTGGAGGGAGTCGAAGAAGATCAGGTCTGGGGTCGCGCAGCCTGCGAAGGATGAGTAATCGATGGAGTTCCCCTCGAACAATCTCCACCTCTTCTTGTCCACGGCCTTCTTGAGCTGCCGGGCCTTGTTCGTGGTCACCAGGTCCACGCTGAACAACCTGCCCTCTGGAGGAAGGCCGGCCAAGAACGCGCTGGAGGAGTGGCCGCACTTCACACCCAGCTCCCAGATCGAGGTGCATTTGCCGGCCATTTCCTTCAGGTAAGGGAGGTGCTTGGCCGTGGCTACCCTGCTCGCGCAGTTGTTCCTGAAGATCTTTTCGAGCGACATTAGAATTCCTCCAAGGTTAAAAACGGAAGTGACGGAAGGTTAGCTATCTTGGAGCAGTTGAGCAGCTCCACTTTCTTCTCCGCCAGCTTGTCCCTCATGGACGCCAGGTGCTCGTTGATGGCTTTCGCGCTCCGGCTCATGTGGTGGTCTGGCAGGAGGTCCATGCCGATGACGCCAATCCTCTTCGCCCCGAGCTTGTAGGCAAGGTGGATGGCAGCGAAGGGTGAGGTCCTGAAGTGCAGGAGGTCCTCCACGTCTAGGTTCGCCCTAGGGCTGAACCTCTGCAGATGGAGCTTCCGGATCGCCTTGGCGCCCAAGCGTGGCATCCAAGCATCGTGGCAGATCCAGGCCACCTCTGCTGGGCAGATGTCGATGTAGAGGAGCCTGTTCTCCGTGAACCTGCGGGGGGCGTCCAGGACCAGAAGGTGGGTGGGGCTCAGGAACCGGGCCACGTCGTTCACGCCGATGGTCGTGAACTCGCAGAGCGCATCTGCCTGCCTCACAGCAGAGGCCCCGAGCCCCACCACAATGATCGTTTCAGTCGGCATCGGGAATTTCTTTCTCGATGTTCTCCTGGGCCCAGACCGCCATGGCGGCCCGGCAGATCACATGCCCGAGATGATCCTCGGTCTTGTCTCCTGCCAGGTATTCGATCACATGGCGGATCAGATGGTTCAGGTGGCTCTTGAGCGGGATCCCGTGCCAGTTGTTGTCGCTGTATTTCCTGGCACCATAGGCCAGGACCTTGGCCAGCCGGCGCATCGCTTCCGGTGGGAGCAGGTCGTAGCGCTCCTCCAGCTTCGACTGCTGGGCCCCGTTGGGCAGGGTCTCCCGCTCCTCCTTCTTCTTCGCGGACTCGCTCTGCATCTTGATGATGTTCATGGCTTCTTCAGGACTCATTTGTGCTCCTTCTTATACGCCAGAGCTGCTGTGAATGACGTAGTCGTGTGCTCCTTGATCTCTTCCCTTCCGTCGTGGAACTTCCTGATCACATACCACTTGTCGCTGAAGTAGCACTTTGTGACCACCAGGAAAGACTTCTTCGCATCAGTGGACTGGTTCATCTGGCGCATCCCTCTTCGTGACACTGCCGGTCCGAATGTGGACCTTAGCATCGACCCCCAAGTCTATCACAATTTTTGTGAGTTGGCGTCGGAGGAGATGCGCTTTTTCCCAGGTTGGCGCCCTGAGGATTGGCTTTATACGAGTCACTCCGATCTTTGCCAGGACCGACCACCAGCGATCCTTGGGAGGAGTCTGGGAGAAGTGGGGCCGGACCACGATGAACTCCGTGACACCGGCCAGGTCGACCTCGGTGATCTGATCCTTCAGGAGGAGGGAGACCATATCTGCAGCCGTCCTTTCTCGTCTCGCACTGGTTCTGCCGCCTTGTCCCAGCGGCGCATAAGGCAGGGGGAAGCACCGATTGGAACGTCGGGCAGGATCAGGTGCATCTGGCTCTTCCAGATCTCCGCCACCTTGTCCGCCTTCTCTCCCATGTCCGGGCCCTCTGGGATCTCCAGGAGAATCTCGTCGTGGATGAAGGCCTGGGGGTAGCATCCCTTGAGGTCCCCGACGTAGCAGGCCTTTGCCACCTCGAAGACGGCCAGCTTGGCTCCCTCAGCGGCTGGGCTCTGCAGGGCGGCCCCGTTGGCGCAGGCGCAGTAGGTGGCTCCGGCCCGATACATGCCGAGGGGCGTGGAGTAGCAGTAGGAGTCAGGATCGTATGGATCCTTGCACCCCCTGTTGACCCACTGGAAATAGTCCTTCATCTCCAGGTAGATGGCGAACCAAATCTGCCTGAGCTGGACGGCCTCTTCTCGGGTCACCAGGACGTCGTAGGTGTCCTTGGCGTAGGTCACGAACGTGTCCGGCCCTAAACCGCCGGGGAACCCCAGGCCTGTCGGCTTGGCGAATTTGCGCCAGTGCCCGAAGAACTTCTTTGAGCCGGGCCAGCTCTTCAGCTTCAGAAATTCCCGGTAGATATCGTCCGGCTGGTCGCAACCGCTCCACTCCCTGAACTCCTCATCGAAGTGCCAGGCGAGCTGGGCCCCGAGGAACGCATGGAGATCGTAGCCGGCCATGACCTTGTCCCAGTGGACAGAGTAGCCGAACAGCGATTTCGTCTTCTGGGCCAGGGCCACAAGCTCCAGGGCAGAGTAGTCGATGGAGCAGATCACGAACCCGGGGCGGGCGACAAAGCAGCCCCTGGCCCGTGGGTCTACCTGCTGGATGTTGGTGGCCGGGTAGGGCTCCATCGGGGCTTCCTTGCGGTTACCGTAGGACGACGTGCGCCCAGTCTCCTTCAGGATATCGAAATTCGGATGGACCGAGTCGGCGGCCAGCTTGGGAAGCTCCGTGCCGGCCAGCCGGGCGAGGGCCTGCCGCTTCTGGTATTCCGCGAGGCGCTCGTCATAGGGCGCCAGCTCGGTGATCGTGCCGGCATCGGCCGCCACCTGGTCGGTCGCCGTCTTCTTGACTTCCCTTCCGTTCTTCTCGCACACCTCGACGATCACTTCCCCCAGCCTCTTGGTGTTGATGGAGGTGGGCTTTCCCTTGGTCGTGCCTTTGCCATTCTTGTAGGCCCGGGGAGGTTCAGATGGCCGAAGGATTCCAGATTGGATGAGGAGCTGCAGGTTGTCCTCGTGCAGGTCGACGGCCAGCTCCGCCGCCAGCTTGTCCCGGTGCTCCTGATCGATCTTGAAGCCTCGGACGGTCATGAGGCGGAGCGCGAAGTCCACGGAGGTCTGGAAGGTGTGGGTCGTCATGGAGCCGGGGCCTGTAGGGTTCGCCTGCTTCTCCTGCTCCTCCCAGATCCTCAAGGTGTCGATGGCGTCCTGGATGGCGTAGCGCGAGGCCTCCTCGGGGTATTCGGAGATGGGCTTGCCGTCCAGCTCGCTGTAGCGCAGGCGCCAGGCATCGGGGGAGTTCTTCTCCTCGGACCTGTCCTCACCGAACCTGTTGAGGACGAGCGCGGCCAGGGAATAGGCGATCTTCTGCTCACTTCCGTCAGGCATGTAGAGCTTGTCGATCTTTCCGATGGTCGATAGGTTCAGGAGCTTCTCCCGGATGCGCGTGTCCGTCACTCTGTGCGCGTCCAGGGCCTTGAAGATGACGGGCAAGAGGTGCGGCCAGGTCCTGGCAATGACTGTCAGATCGTATGCGGTGTTGTGGCCGACGAGCAGCGTGTCCGGATCGTCGAACAGGCTGTGAAGCAGGACCGGCAGGCTGTCGTCGCAAGAGGCCAGCAGATCCCTCTTGATGACCCCGTCGATACGTGAAGCAAACGACGCGCAGACCACCTTCGGCGCCACGGCATCTCCAGGGCCGATGAGATAGGTCTCCGTGTCGAATGCTACCACGTTCTTCATTTCCGCAGCTCCTCTTTGATGAACATCATGATGTGCTTGGCGAGTTGTCGAGACAGGCCCTTGTCCTGCTCCACCCCGTTGATGAAGATGCGCTCCAGTTGCTCGTTCTTGTCGAGGTGGATCTCCAGCCGCTTCGTCGGCAGGTCGCTGGTCATCCAGTTCCCTCCCAGGATGCGGGTCGCCCACAGGTAGGTGTCGTTTGGGGAGGCCAAGATCTTCCTGATCTTGCCCTGGTCGTCTTTGATGAGCACTGTCATCGCATCAGCTCCCAGGGCTTCTTGGCCCCAAACTCGTCCTCGTTCTTGTCCTGCGCCTTGGCGTAGGACGCCTTCTTCTTCATGTCGTTGCCAGGGAACCCAGAGCCTTTGAAGATGGTCCCCTGGCCTCCGGTGATGCGTCGGTTCATGTCGCAGCCACAAGATGGACAGGCCACCTGAGGGTCCTCTGTCATCCCATGGTTGACTTCCGATTCCTTGCCGCATTGCGGACATCGGTATTCGTAGATCATGATTGCCTCCAGAGAGAAGGAGTCCCGCCGGCCGCGCTGTCCACCCCTGAGGTATGATACGGGCGCGGCGACCGGCGGGACTTTTGAATTATTCGAGTTCCGCCAGGCGCTCCTGCTCCTCGGCGGTGAGGAACTTCTCGATGACGTCGGCGGGGATCTTCTCCTTGATCTCCTCCGCGTCCAGGCTGCGGACGTAGTTGACCAAGGTGAAGGGCGTGTCCTTCTTGGTCATGACGATCTTGTTCTGCAGCTCCACGACGCGCCCGGACAGCGGCTGCTCGTCGGAAACCACTTCCATGGCCTCCTCCTCGCCCACCTGGCTCTCTTCGACCGCCATCACGTTGGACACGAAGGCCTTGAAGTTGGGGAGGAAGGAGTCGTTCTTCCGCATGAGCAGTTGGCTCATCTGCTCCCCGGGGCGGTGCGCCTGCTCGGCCGGGTCCTCGGCCAGGGTGACCAGGTTCACCATCTCGATGGCGACGAAGTCATCCCCCTTGCGGGTCTTGTCCTGCTTCACCCGGCGGATCAGCACCAGGTAGTGGCCGGCCTTGACGTAGTTGGCTCCACGGCTTGCTTTTGCGTCTTTGATCCCGTCGAAAAGTCCCATGTTCAGTTCTCCATTTCTTCTTCTTCGACACAGATCTCCGCTACACTGCGAAGGTTACGAATCCATTCTGAGAGCAGGTCTTCTTCGTCCTCCCGAAGATGCGGCCAGAACTCGCTCTGGTCAAACCTGTCGCACTCGTCCTTGATCTTGTCCCACCGGACCTGTTTCTTTGTCGTTTCCATGCCCAACTCTACTCCCCCTTGTCCGCGCTGTCAACACCGAATCTTTCCTGGAAAAATCTGACCTGCTCTGGGTTCAGCGGCTTGGGCTGGAGGCCCTTCTCTCTGAGGAACTCCTGAGAGTAGATACGCGGCATGGGAGTGTGAGTTCCAAAGATTAGCTTCTGTCTCATTCCGGTCGTCTGCTGGATGTAGGTGGCATCCGACAACGTCGCGGCGTAGAGCACATGCTCCCAGGTCATGGTGTGGAAGGTGTGGACCAGAAGCTCGTCCGCCGACTGCCCGTTGCGATGGGTCCTGCCGACGATCTGCTCGGCGTCCTTGGCAGGCCTGGGCCACTGGACGAAGCATTGGTTCTTGAAGTGCTGGAGGTTCTTGCCAATGCCGTGGGCCGGCATGGAGGCCACGCAGAGCTTCCCGGCGTTCCCGGGGTCGCAGATCCTGCGGTTGCCAGCCTCTCCAGCCGCGCACTCCAGCCCCGGCAGGCCGGCCTCCAGGAGCGCCTCCAGGATCCACCGGCCGATCTCCTGGTGGTAGACCCACAGGATGGCCCCTTCACCCCCCAGGGACTGGGCCCACTTCACGACATGGCGAATCTTGTAGTCGCACACCCGCACGGTGATGCTGTCCCGGTTCGGGCGCCCCTCGAAGTCCAGGTCCTTCATCCTTCGCCAGAGCCCGGCCAGCAGCCCTCCCACCTTCTTTCCGCCGTTGCGGGAGATCTCCGACCCCACGAGCATGGGAGTGTCCATCCCCTTCGGGGGGTCGTGCAAGAACTCTCGGAGCCCAACAGCATACTCCTGAGCCGCATGGTGGTGCTCCTTGGCGCGATCTAGGCGGGAGGAGGCTTCCGACACGGGCAGGCCCTCGCGTGCAGCCAAGGCCTCTGGTTCGGGCCATACGAGAGAATTGAAGAATCCAGCCGACAGCTCATAGAGCCACTTGTATGTGTGGATGGCGTGCTCGATCTCGTCGCCGTTCGGCGTGAGGAATTTGTCCTGGACCTGGTTGATGAGGTGCTCCAAGTGGGTGAAGCCCTCCGCCGCCTCAGGCTTGTCCACTGGCAAATTCTGGAACACCAGGCTTGTGCCGATGTCTGAGTCGCTGGTGGAGACGACGCCAGGGCAGGTCGTGAGCCGGAGCCGGTAGGCCTTGCGGAGCCCAGGCTGGGTGGCAGGGAACTTCTCCGCCGGCTGGATGCCCTTGGCCCATTCGAGGAGTGGGAAGAGCACTCGCATCTGGTCGTCGTTGGGAGGCTCGCTCGTGGAGTCGAGGACGGCTCCCCACTCCTGGCACATGATCGGGCTGCGCGGCAGGGGGCAGTTCTCCCCCAGGCAGAACCGGATCAGGTGGGAGTAGTCGGAGATTCCCTTGGAGGTGATGGTCCCGGACAGGCAGACGAGCTGGGGATTGTGGTCCCGGATGAAATTCATGAGACGCTTGGTCCGGGCCGCCGTCCTGTTCTTCAGGAGGTGAGCCTCGTCCGCGATGATCAGCCCCGGCTCGATGGTCTCTAGGATCTTCACGGAGTCTGTAGTGGACAGGAAGGAGTAGGGGATCACGTAGCAGCCGATCAGCCCCTTCTCGATCATGTGGGCCCTCTGCGCCTTGGTCTTCCCCGCCATCCCATGAAACTGGACGGGCAACACGGTCCGCTTCCTGGCCCACGGGATATCCCGCTTGAAGAGCTGCTCATAGACCTGGGGCGGGACCAGGATCACAGAGCGGTGAATGTGCAGCTCCTTGTAGGCATGCGCCGCGATCAGGAGGGTGATCAGGGTCTTACCCTGCCCGACCCCGATGGGGGCGAAGAGCCCGCCGGCCTCGCGGTAGGCTGCTACGGCAGTGGCTTGGATGGGGAACAGGCGCCAGCCGGACTCGAACGTGTCCGCGAGGAGGACCTCACGGTTGAGCTTCTCCAGCTCGAATTCCTTTGCAAGCTCCCGGATCGGCAGGTTGGTCACCCTTCTGACTTCTGCCACGTCCGGGGGAATATCCCGCCTCCCGATCCGGAGCCGCTCCAGTAGACTGGAGGTTTTCTTCGGCTCCGGATCGGGCATCCGACCTCTCTCCTTCAGCTTGTCAAGGAGGCTCACAGTTCAGAACTTCTTTCCCCCATGCCGATACGCACGGGTGTCGTTGTAATCCATCTTCGCCCGGAGGGCCCCGATGAGGTCCAGCTTCAGCTCCTTGGCCATGTCCAGGATTCTGATGATCGTGTCCGCCAGCTCCTCCTCGACCCCGGAAAACTCCGGGATCTTGTCGCTCTGCATGTTCACCCTCTCGGCCTCCAGGGCCTCGGACAACTCCGAGTGGACGAGAGCGATCAAGGTCCCGAACTCCCTGGGCTTGTCCCACCAGCCCTTGTCGTGGGCATACTGGTTGATCCGGTCCATGAGATCCTGGATGCGCATCAGATTCCCTCCACGATGTTCTCGAACCGGGAGCGGAGGCCCTGGACGAATGCCTTCATCTCGGGGGTCGAGTCCGGGGCCGCCACGAACACGTCGGTCAGGATCTCGACATGCCCTGCCGCGAGGGTGAGCATGTCCCGGCGCTTGAAAACATCCAGGGACCAGAAGCTGTCGGGAGCATCGTCCCCGAGGTCGGCCAGGATCAAGGCCATGGCAGCCTTGAAGATCCGCTCCACGCAGTTCACGGTCCGGCCCACAGGCATGCACCGGACGTAGAGCGTCGGCCCTTCCGGGGGCTCCACAGGGAACGTGCCGGCCGACACGATCCTGGCCTCGGGCGGCAGGTAGGCTTCCGGTGGGAAGGGCGTCGTCTGGATGGGCTTGGCGATCTCGTTGAGCATCGCCGGGGGTTCCTCCTTCAGCGGCTTGACTTCCTCCTCAACCCCAGTCTGGCCCGTGATCTCGATGGGCGTCTTGTTCTTGCTCCCCTTGGGCCGGCCCCGGCGCTTCGGCTTCTCCTCGGCAGGTCCGGGGACTTCCGGGGGGACTTCCGGGGCGACTTCCGGGGCGTCTGCTGGGGAGTTTGGAGGAGCCGGTGCCGGCTCCGGAGCGCTGGCGGTCTCAACGACGGGCGCGGGCTCCGGAGTCGGGGCCGGTGGAACTTCCATGTCCTTGTTGGAATCCATGCAGGCCTTGCACGGGAACCCCTTGGAATTCTGGCCCTTCCCTCCGCAGGCGATGCAGGGTATGGCGACTTTGGGATCCTCGACGGCCGGAGCTTCGGGCTCGGCCTGGCATGGCAGCTTCTTCTTCTTCATCTTGTCGAACAGCGACATTTCTTCCGTCTCCTTTTGGTCAAACTGCTGACCCGACTTGTCTATGATCTGCTTGATCCTCTTGGTGTAGTCCTTGATCGAATTCTTTCC